GCTCTTTCCTGCCTTTTTGGCAAGATTTAGGGCAGTCTGTCCAGCGTTGGGGTTCATGTTGCCTTCATCGCCATGAGCCAAGATCCAGCCCTTTTCAAATTCATAGAATGTTTTATGAAAGGTAATGCCCATAGAATCAAAATCCATGAACTTGGAATACTGCAATTCGGGAAGTGAAATCATTCCCGGAACTTTTAACAAAGTGTTATATAGGCGATCAGTATGATTACTGCGGATAATATGAGCTTCTCGGCTGTGCTCTGTGAGAGCCCAAAGGATTTCTTGAGTAGCTGTGCGGTCATCATCCAAAGTTTGTTGATAAGCCAAAGGTGTTTTTTCAGCCCATCGGCTAATTGTTTGGAAATCGATTTCATCGCCAACGCAAAGGACACTATCGAACCTCTCTCGCTTGGCTAACTTAATTACATTCTTGACTGCTACTTGATGGTGGTATGGGATTTGTAAATCCGAAATTACCAAGTATCGCTTAATCGTCATCCTCATCGTCAGTTGGATCTATGGAAGGAATAATCCCACCATCGCCCACAATCCAATCAGGGAATGTCTTATGTTCAGTCATCAACCAAAAAGCGTGCTCAGGTGTGAATCCTGCTTTTCTAGCTGCTTTGTAGCATTCGTGTAATGCGGTGTAATGCTGATCGATCTTTGATAATGGTTCAGGAGATTGGCGAACGACTCGACGATTGATCTTTTTGCGTTTGATAGGTTTTCGTGTGTTCGCCATAATTAAAATTATCGCTTACTGATTAAGACAAACAGATCATCGACACGCTGTTCAAGTCTTGTAATTTGATCCTTGATCGAACTTCCAGAATTGGGTTTCAATTCTTGTAAGTAGGATTTAATAACCCAGCGCAGACCCAGCAATAAACTTGTTGATATGGCGGATACGCCAACGGCTATACCAACCCATTCGTTGGCTGTCATTTCGCATTAAGTCCATAATCAGCTTCGTTCCCTGATTTTGGATCTAATGCTTTTGCCAATGGTGCAACCAATGCTCCAGCAAGGATTGCAAACTCTGGTCGGATGTCAGCAACAATTGCCAATAAGACAGTAATGCCGGAAGCAGCCACAGCTCTTAAATATGACTTAATAGCAGCCTTGTGTTTGTTGGATAGTTTCATGCGTTGCCTCCTAGTAGTGGGATGTTAAAAAACTCTCCTGTTTGTTTTGGGTGGAATGAAATATGGATGTGCTTAGTGTGTGGATTGATGCCCTTGTATTTACGCCAACGCCAATTTAAGAGTTTGCTGGCAATATGATGATTATGTATTACATATTTGATTCGTTTATCTGTTTTGCCAGCAAGTCGAATCTGATCGGCAAGGTAAGCAGACATGCCCTCGGCTTGACCTAAATCAGCTGTAATGTCAATGGCACAAACCTCACCCGAAGGCAATGGGTTATGATCCGAAACCTTTGATCGCATTTGATGTTGTGCCGAGGCTATCCATCCATCACTTTTACGGCTGCGATCCGGGAATGAATCATCAATCTGTTCCCGGAGTTGAACGGCAGCTTTAGATAAAAAAGGTTTCATTACGCAAGGAGGAGTTTTGCTTCATCCTCGGTAATGCCTAAACGCTCAAGTAACTCAGCCTTAGCCTGAGCCTTTGCTTGGGCTTCGGCTTTTTGTGCCACAAAATCTGCAATATCTTTTTCTCTTTGTGCAATTTCCTCGGCAGTTAAATTTCTTAAAGTAATCTCGCCAGTTTCGCAATTATGCTCTTGTATAAACATTATTTCACCCCATATAGTTTGTAAGTTCCGCCATCATAAGTATCACCAATGCTTACTAATTGTAAGCGGTCAATTGCTGCTGGTGTTGAATTGTGCCAAAATTGCATACCAAACTGAGGCTTGCTTGCATCAAAAGCTTTAAATTGAGAAACCATTAATTTAGGACTGGTTGTATCGGTGTAATTCGTAATCTTAACAATTAAAGTGTGCTTTGTGCCAGTATCCTCATTTGCGCCAACTATTCCAGAAGATACACCCGCATTACTTTGGACCGCACTTGGATACACTGTTACGGCAGAATAATTTGTTCCGCTATCATTATTGCAACGGATACCATTATTGTATCCTGCGCCATTTGATACACTCAAAGCATTAACAACCAAAACTAATTCTCTATAAGTTTGGTCAATGCTTTGCAAATCAAAACCTGTTGCGCTTGCTGCAATAGATCCTGATGCTAATTCAGTCCAACCACCAGCACTTGCAGCAGTTCCCCACTCAGGAGCAGTTGCACCAGAATTAACTTTTAACACTTGACCGGCAGTTCCAATTCCTAATCTTGCAACAGTATCGGCAGCAGTTCCATAAAGTAAATCTCCTGCTGTTGTAATTACATCAGTAGTCGGATCAACTCCCCATTTCAATCCTGTTGTTTCTCCACTTGCTGCAATTAATACATGACCATTTGTTCCCACTGCAAGGCGTGCGGGAGTATCATTTGCAGAGGCTGCAACAATATCTCCCTTAGCATCAACAATTGCATTTTGAATTGCGTTGCTATCATCTTGTGCAACCCATTTGAAATCCATATCAGTATTGGAATTTTTTGCCAATACTTGATCGGTTGTTCCACCCTTGAGATCAACCAAAGAAGTATCAATTGCTGAACCAAGTGTGCGAATAGCAGCTGCGCCATCCTTAACCAGATCTGTGTCATCCGGTGTTTCCCAATTAAAATTTGTTGTGTTTGCCATATTAGGCTACTGCTCCAATCGCATTTTCCCATGTAAGTGTACCACTTAGAGTGTTCCAAGCCTCTGAGGCTGATACCTGCTCCCATTGTAAGGCAACAGTTGAAAATTCGATCGGACTCAGATTTATGGTTAGAAATAGTTCGTTGAACCTAGTGCTCCAACGCCAGCCTTCAACATACCCCTCAAACTGTTGAGTTGGTGCTATTTGAATAGGCAAGTCTGTTATTCGTATTGGCTGACCAATAAAGATGCCAAGCAGGGCATCTCGGTCTGCATCATCAATGGCTGAGTTGGTCAATGGAAATGTAATGCTGTCAAATAAGGCTCTTGGATAAGATCTCAAAGATATGAACCGATTAGCGACAGCTTGAGCATCAGTGGCATCATGCAAGACTGTATTAATTGTTTCGCCTCGATAACCAAATACCTCAATACTGTCTAAATCAATTGCGCTTACCTGTGAACCAAAATTGTTGCCGTAATTTAAGAACACATCGTTTCGCACATCTGCGCCCCTAGTCAAAACCTTTAATCCTGCTCCAAAGGCTGTATTTGCTGAAATCTCTGTGTAACCATTGTTGGCAAGATAATTCTGCCTGTGAACAGCATCGGCATATCCAATGCGACCTTCGTTGTCCTCATACAAAACACCAAATGCGCTGTCAGCAATAAGGCTTGCAATGTTATAGACAGTATCAGGATTCGCACCTCGGTTTGATATTTCATAAACTCCTGGGCGATCAATTTCGCCAAGTCCTAAGTTTTCAGCATTTGCCCAAGTAACTGTTGGATCATAACCTGACCAAGTTTCAGCTGCTGGCACTTCATTCCAATTGTTCAAGAATAGATCAGCAAGCAATTCAAACATCTGGTCGCCATCATCATCTCTAGCCAATGTGCCGTCATAAATAACTTTTGGCAGTTTAGCCAATGAACCTAAAGCGATTATCGTATAAGTAAAAGTTTCTGCAATGCTACTTGCTGATGCAACCTCGGTTGTGATATCTGTGATGTTGCCACCAAATAAAGTCCTAAAAACATTGGTGCTATCTTTGACCTGTAGTGCTATTCCGTCATTAATTTGGAAATTGTAGTTTTCATTATTCAAAGCCACTAATGCGATTTGAATATAAGATGGCGTTGGCTGTGCGTAAATATCCTCACGCCCTGCTTGATGGGCTATATCAGAAATGGCAACATCGGTGTATTCCACACCATTGATGCTTAACTTATATTCAGGCGTAAAGACTGACATTATCTCGCTCTAGTGATGCCGCTGTTATAGAGCTGTGGAACTGATCTTGATGAACTCTGATTAATGACCTTAGCAACTGCTCTAGCAGCACCTTCAGAATCGACGGCTTGAACTGTAACATTAGTAACTGTTGTTCGATTTTCACGAACATTTGCAGGAACTGCTGGCAATGATGCTGCGCCAAGCATTCCTAATTGACTTGCACTTGGAGATACATTTGGAATATATCCAACATCTCCTCCGGGCTTAATAATATTAACAACTCTGATTGCTTGATTTGCTAACTCTGTCAATCCGCCAATAACTTCACGAATAAAGTTAAGCAAGCCTTTTAATATATCTGCGAGTCCGCCAATTGCTTTGCCAAATGTTTCAGCACCCTTTTGGCTTTGTGCCAGTCCTGCACTTAATCCTTGATCGCCAGTCAATCCTGCAATAAATGCATTTAGGGTTGGAATGCCTGTTTCATTTAAGAATCCAATAAAACTTTCAACGGCTGGAAGTAAAGCGACACCCAAGGATTCTTTGGCTTCATCAAATCCTACTTTTAAGCGATCAATCTTTCCTTGAAATGTTTCTGCATTAGCAGCTGCTGCTCCACCATAAAGATCAGATAATCTTTCTTGAACCTGAGTAAAAGATAAGGTTGATAATTCTGCTTTAGATAAACCAAGTCCCAATCTGCCTAGAGCTGTGGTGTTTCCATCCTGAGCCCTGCCTAAAGCATTGGCAACAGTTTCAAGTTCTAATCCTCGACCTTTAGCAATATCTAAAGCAAGGTTTAATAATTTTTGGGCTTCCTCAGTTGATTTTGTCGAAACCGCTAATCTCTGCATTGCTGGACGAAGTTGGTCATCAGCCACACCAGTTGCTAAAGATGTCTTTAAGATATAAGCCTCAGTTGCCCTTATTTGGTCATCAGTTGCCCCTGTGGCGGTGCGTAGGGCAGCAGCCAACCTTAATTGAGCAGCCTCATCCTCAATGGCAGCCTTGACCCCATCAACGGCTAATTTAGTGCCATAGGCAACGGCAGCAGCAGCAGCGACTGCAAATGCAGCAGCAGCCTTCTTGCCAAATTCTGAAATTTTGCTTGAATTACTTTCGACCGCTTTGTCCGCTTCGCCTAGCTTCTTTTTTAAGTCATCAACATCGGCAAGGATTGATAACTTTAATGTGCGATTACCGGTTGCCATTAGACCCATTCCTTAATAATGCGATTGAAAGCCTGTTCCCATTTGTTAATCAATTCAGGCTGAATTTTGCGAAGGGTTGGATAGATAAACCAACCTCTTGAACCTCTGCCTTGCCGTCCTGAATATGTAGGGAACTGCTTGAACTTATTAGATCCAAACTCAACTCCACCCCATAGGGTTTGCGTTGTAGCACCACCTGAAAACTTTTGTCTTGCGAAACCATAACGGAACTCACCGATTTTGCTGGACTTAGAGATGCTAACGCCATCTGCGACTCTTTGCGCAACCTTGCCACTCTTTGTTCTAGTCCTAGCTGCCTGTTTAATTTCCTCTGATGCAAAATACGCCAAAGCAGCAGATTGAGTTCTTGCTTCCTCTGTTGCTTGATCATCCATAAGTTTGAAAGCCTTGTAAATATCACGCAGATCGTTTTTATTGTATGCAATGGTTTCTTTAGCCATTCCTTGCCTCCAATATCTCGATCGCTGTTAATATGTCATCCGCATCAACCCATTCACTCATTGGTATTTTTGTGGCAATTGCCAACTCAACCAATAATCTGTTTAGGCTTCCTGCTTTATGGCTTTTGGGTTTGCATCACCAACGATGACATCCGCTACTGTTTCCATCCAAATATCCATTGGTTTGATGGGCTTATCTCCTGCAAGTTCACGCTTATGTGCATGATAAGCAAGAAACATAAGATCCCAAATACCCAACTTCTCGGATGCCTGACCAATAGTGTTTCCTGTCTGCTTTTCCCATTTCGCCCACTCAGGTGGTTGGGCAATGTAAGTTGCTTGCTCACCTGAGTTATATTCAATTGTAATTGGTAACTTCATTTGTTTGCTCCCGTTTTATTTTTTAACTAAAGGTTTCGGTTACTGCGCCTTTAGATACTGTGAATGTGAATGATACTGTCTGAGCATCAATACCTGAACCACCGGCAGTTGGAAACTCCGGCTTTACTGGAAACACGAATTGTGCTCCTGATGCAGCTGTAAGTGTCATGCTGATGTCTGTATCTGGTGCAGTTTCAGCAGCAGTCCATAGAGCCTCACAAACTGAGTTTGCCTTGCCCCAATCTG